ATCTCTCATCTATTTAGACTTAGTCTAAATTAAAATAGTTATATAGATTAATTCTAAATAATATATGATATGTTATTTATAATCATTCTAAATAAATAAATATATCTATGTACATAAATAAAATATATATACAATGATATAATATATATATATAATATATGATAATACTATGCGCGCATAACAAATTATATTTGTATCTGTGGACATGTCCGCGCTCGCGCCGTCGCTCGTTCGCATTGAGGAAACGATACAATACTATATTGATATATTCCATATCACACTAACCCCTGCGACGCATTCCGTTTTTAGTTAGTATTAATTCGCTACGGTTCTGTATATTGTCCCATCCCCAAGCAGAACTAATACCTTTTTTATACCAACGTATATACCTTGGTAATACTATATATTATATGTTATATATATATATAGTTTATATATACTTAGTAGCACTACAAAGAAAGAATTAAAAATAAGAAAGAAAGTAACGACAGTACCCATTTGGTATATAAGACACCCCACCCATATAGGTGTATAAACAAAAATAACCCCTATTTAAGGAGTTATCTTGTATTTCTGGGGGTTGTATACCCCTTTGTATCTTAAAGTGTCTTAGAAGTGTTTAATTGAGCTATTAACTTGGGTCAGGACAAGTTGGTTTTTTACAACCACTACAGTCTTTTCCTTGGCTTTTACAGTCTCCCATACATTTGTAATAGTTATACCACGCATTTTTACACTCATCAGATGTCTTCTCAGATGTCTTCTCAGATGTCTTCTTTGGAGGTATAGGCGGTCTACCCGTACCATCATTATGTGGGTTTGCAGCTAATAACGCATTTAATTCATTTTGATATTTATTTATATGTTTTTGTATCTCTGCTTTTTCAGCACCTTTAGAGTTCTTTAGATGTTCTTGTAGTTTAGCTATCTGAGCTCTTAATCTTACTATTTCGTCTTTAATCTCCATATTATTTAGTTTTTTAATTTTTTATTTACTATGCTTGAGGTGGTGCACCTTTACCTCCTCCTTGAGCTCCTCCTTGAACTTTTTTCATTAAGGCTTGAGCTTCTTCTTGAGTCATACATTTCATTTTAATAGCTTGCTTTAAAGCTTCAACTAACTTTTCCATATCTCCACTTTGAGCTATTTGCATAATTTGTTTTTTAACTTGGTCGCATTTACCTCCTGATTTTCTTGACCCTCCACTTGATTCTTCATATTGAGCGTTGTCCATTGAACTTTGTCCATCTCTATTTTCTGGCATAATTTCTAATTTTTATTTATTTGTTATTATTTATTTAACTTCTTGTACCAGTGGAAGTAGACTTTCTAGTTCCTGTTCCTGGTGATTTTCTATTTTTTGGATAGTTATGTTTAACTCCTTTCTTTCTACCTCCCTCTCCTTTCTTACCTCTATTTATAGAAGCTTTAACGAATCCTGTTATCTTACCTCCACAATGAGAAGCGTCTTTACCATCTCCATTACCATATGTACCTTTTTCTCTATTGTACTTATTAAGAAGTACACGTCTTTTACGCCTAGACTTCTTTTCGTTACGATATTCTTTTTTATAATCTCTAGGCATAATTACTTATTACAAGTACAATTATTCTTTCTTTTACGACACTTAGGGCATAATTTACTACAACCACATCCCATTAGTATCCTTTTTTTACTGGTTTCTTTTTCTTTCTTTTTACCATTATGATATTTGTTTTCTAGTTCCTGTACCATGAGATGGTTCATTATAAGAAGTGTCAAGACTTTCTGAAGTTTGACTAGTCTTCTTCACTGCTCCAACTCCTGGTTTTTCTGTTGCTTTACTTTCTGTTGATTTTGTTTTCTTATTCTTTTTCATACAAGCTTTGATATCAATTCTTAATTGTTTGATAGCTTGCTCAGCAGTATAAATATCTTCTTGTACAGACTTATTAACCTCTCCACTAACAGTTGAATCATTTAGTTTTTTTTTAAGAAGTCTTATATCATCTTCTTTTTTACGTTTACTTTCTCTCATTGAACGACATGGGTCTGACATAATTTTTAATTTTTATTATTTTTATTTTACAAATATAGTGAAAAACTATTTACTAACAAAACATATTCTTTTAAATAATTTTCTTATATTTGTATTATAAATTAAATTAAAAATGAAAAAACCCAGCATAATACATCAAGCTTGGAATCTAAGTAAATCAATAGTAGAGTATACTAAATCTGGATTTAAAAATACATCAGAAGATAAGTATAAAGAACGTCTTACTATATGTGATAATTGTGAACTCCTTGATAAAAAGAATGGAAGTTGTTCTGTTTGTGGATGTATAATGTCGGTGAAGGCAAAATGGGATGTAGAAAAATGTCCTAAAGAAAAATGGTAATAATTAAAATAAATTAAAATGGATATAGCTGAAGGTTTAATAAGAAAGGTTATTGTTTCCGCAGGAGATAGAGATATAACGTATCTTAGAGGACAAACAATAGCAAAAGGAGCTTTGAAAATTGTAGATATTACATTTGATAAAGCGTACTCAGAACACTATCAAGAAGCTAGATATAATATATATGTAGTCCCAAGTGGTGAGAAATATACTAGATTATGGAAATCAATACCTGGGAATAAGTGTGTACCAGAATATGAATTAGGAATTGAAAAACAAATATCATGATAAAAAGTGCAATGGGTAATGTAGTTCTTATAGAACTAGAAACAGAAACAGAAGATAAATATAAGATGTCTAACGGCACTGAACTATGGTTAGATACAGATTTAGATAGACTATGGCATGCTAGACAACATGGTATAGTAAGACATATACCTCCAAATCCAGATAAGAGAGTTAAGGATAATATAGATTTACAAAAAGGAGATAAGGTATTTATACATCATCTTGTAATAGATAAAGCTGTTGAAATAGAAGGAGATAAGTATTATAAATGTGATATAGACCAAATATATGCTTATGAAAGAGATGGTAAGATAACTATGTTAATGGATTTTATTTTTGTGGAGCCAGTTAAAGATGAAGATATAGTTTCAGAATCAGGTATTATAACAAAAACAAAACAAGAAGAGTTAATAGATAGAGGTATAGTTAGATATACGAATCAATTCACCGAAGGTTTCAATATAGGAGATAAAATTCTTTTTGAAAAGAACTCAAATTATAAAATGAAAATTAACGATAAACACTTTTATAGGATGAGAAATAGTAATGCTATGTGCGTTTTAGGATAATGGAAAAGAAAACAGAAATACAATTGTATGTAGAGGAAACAAGTAGTCAACTTGTAGACGCTGCTAAAGAAGGAATATCTACATTAATAGCAGATGTTAGAAGACCTATAGCTGATGATGTAGCTGATGAGAGAAGAAAATCTGCATTAGAGTCTAAGAAGAAAGCATTTATGGATGCTCAAGAAATGTTAACAGCTCTTGTGCATTTAGATAACAAAATGAAAGGAGAACAAGTACAAGAGGATAATAATAAGGATAACCACTTTAAAGGTGGTGCCGCTGAAAAATTTGCAAAATGAAAAGACCATTAGATAAATTAGATGATTTCCAACATAGAGAAGAGATTATAAATAATACAATGCATTATTCATATCTACTTATTACAAATCAAATTACATTTGCTGAATTACTTGATTTATCAACAATCAAGGGATTTGGACTTATATTTGACCCAGAAGACCCTAATCTTAATGAAGATGAAATAATAGACACACTTCTAGACCACTTTATATACCTAGAAGAATACGAGAAGTGTCAAGACTTAATAGAAATCAAAAAAGTAAAAAAATAAAAAAAGGGACATAAAGTCCCTTTTCTTTTAACATTTAACTTTAGTTATTTCTTTTCTAGAAGTTGATACATAACTACAAGAGCTATAAGTCCTACCACTCCATTATCTCCGAACATCTTAATTAAATCCATTACGTTTTCAATTACAGACATTCCAAATACTGGACTCCCGAATAAAACTTCCGCAATAATACCAAAGGATAATAATCCTACTAATAGTGTTGTCATTTTACCAAAGAAATTGTTTACCATGTTAAATACATTTTCCATTTTTTTGTTTTTTTAGTTAATAAAAAGTTATTAATAAAACATACCCCTGATATTTCTATCAAGGGTAGTTCGTTTGTTTTGCCATATTAAATGGACTTTTTAATTTTATTTAATTAAGAATTATGTTGTTTGTGATGCTTCAGTTGACCCTACTACATTTGATAAAGAATCATCAATTACTAATGTGTCAAGTCCATTCTTACCAGAACCTTTCATAAGAAGATAAGTATCTCCTCCACTTTCATAAGCACTTATAACATTCTTTAATCTAAGTAATCCAGAAGCAGAAACATCTGGGAAGCTAACTGTATTTCCGTTAACAGTTAAACTTAAAAGACTTTCAGGACCTCCTTTTCCACCAATATGGTCTATAAAGTAAGTCACTGTTGTTCCATCTCCAAAATCTTCATTGATTTGTAGAAAATCAACAAATGGACTATCAAATCCTGCGTGATTAGTATTTGAAGCATCATACCACATCCAGAAATCATTTGAACCACTTCCATCTTCATAAACTAATATAGCTCTATCAAGATTAATCATCATATTTTCAACTGTTGTTCCTGTGGATACTCCATTTTTAGTTTCTACATTTACACTCATTAATTGATTAGATAATGCTGCTATTGAAATAGCTGGTGTTCCAGAACATGTTTCAACTGTTTCAATATCAACAGGGCGAGCAGATGACATTCTATCTGCATATTTAACTATTCCTCTAACTTTAAATGCTTTACATGTATCGGTAAAATTAGCACCTATACCAACTCCACTTCCTGCTTCAGAGGTTGATATTTTAATTGTATCCACTGTAGGAACTTCAATTACTGCATAAATTAATTCAGCAGTAACATTTGAAGGAGTACCATCTCCTGAATCCCGAAATAAAATGCGGTCGTTTATTGCTAGACCATGAGCTACGATTGTGATTGTTTCAGCAGCATCACTAGCTGCGGTAACATCTGTTAGTGCATATTCTTTATTTGTTCCATAAATAATATGCTCAGTGTTGAATCCCATTTCTTGTCCGATTGCATTCAAAGATGCTCCACTCCCTGTATAACTACCAAGGGTTTTCCCATCTCTTGACCAAACGCTCAGACTTATAAAATTTGCCATTTGTTTATTTTTTTAATTATTAAAAGATTGATTGTTGTACAAATATAATTATATTCTGGGTAAATTCCTAATAATTTACTATATTTGTATTATTAAATTAAATATGAACGAAAAAAGTATACAAGGAATACCAATTAACATCCCTAAGAAGCCGAAGAAAAGTTCTATTATAGGTTATAATAAATCTAATAAGAATCAAAAGTGGACTAGAACTCCAATTCCAGATAGATGGGATTCATTAAGTGAAGTTAAAAAAAGTAAATTTATTGAACAGGAGTTTGATAGAAGGTTAAATGGAGTGTGGTTTATGAATAATGGTATAGCTACATATATAACAGGAGCTCATTATTATTATTTAAATTGGTGTAAAATTGATATAGGATATCCAGATTACTGGGATAGAGATAGAAGGTTTTTTCTTGTATGGGATGCTTCTAGAAAAGATAATCATAGTTTTGGTGTTATAATGCCTAAACATAGAAGACAAGGAGCATCTTGGAAAGCGGCATCTATTGTATTGCATGATATTACACTTTCATATAATTCTAATGGAGGTATATTAAGTAAGACAGGTAGTGATGCTAAAAAGCTCTTTGACAAGGTTGTTTACATTTTTAGAAAGTTACCATATTTCTTTCAACCTATTATTGAAGGAACGGATTCTCCTAAAACTGTACTATCGTTTAAGAAGCCTGGGGAAAGAATTACAAAGAATAATAAACAGGTTAAAGCCTCAGAAGCATTAGATAGTCAGATAGATTGGAGAAATACAAAGAATAACTCATATGATGGAGAGAAATTAAAAACTTTTATTTCAGACGAGGGTGGTAAATGGTTAGAAGCTGATTGTTCAAAGAATTGGCAAATAGTTAAACCGTCTCTTTCTCAAGGGAATAAGATTATTGGTAAAGCTTTTTTACCATCTACAGTAAATGAAATGGAAGAAGGAGGTAAAGCATTTAAAGATATATGGGATGATTCAGACCAAGAAGATAAAGTTTTAGGTACACATAGAACTAAATCAGGACTTTACAGATACTTCACCCCTGCTTATGATGGGTTTGAAGGATTTATTGATGAGTATGGAAATAGTATTATAAATAATCCAAAAAAGAAAATCTTTGATAAATATGGAGATGAAATAAAAATAGGAAGTAAAGATTATTTACAAAAGATAAGAGATGGTTTTAAAAACGATACTAATAAATTAGCTGAACATAAGAGACAATTTCCATGGACTCCAGAAGAAGCTTTTCGTGTTAGTACTGATGATTGTTTATTTGATTCAGAAAAAATATATCAACAAATAGATTATATAGAAGGTTCAGGAGGAAAGATGGTAACAAAAGGTAATTTTATATGGAGTAATGGTATTAAAGATACGAAAATTGTATGGAAACCAGACAAGAAAGGGAAGTGGTCTGTAGTTCTTTTACCAGATAAAGAAAAATATAATGCTCAAAAAATAAAATTTGGTAGTAAATATCCAGGTAATGATTTAGAGTTTGTTTCTGGATGTGACCCTTTTGACCATGATACTACAACTGATGGTAGAAGGTCTGATGCCGCTAGTTATGTATTTAGAAAATTTAATGCACATGAACAAGATAATTCACATATGTTTGTGTCTCAATATATACATAGACCTCCAAAAGCAGAAATATTCTTTGAAGATATATTAATGCAATGTATATTTTATGGATGTCCTATCCTTGTGGAAAACAATAAGATAGGATTGATACAATATTTTAAACGGAGAGGATATGAAAAATATTTAATGGCTAGGCCAGAGTCTACACATACTTCTTTTAGTAGAAAACAAACTGAAGTTGGAATACCAGCAACAGGAGTTGCTGTTGCTAATGCTATTGTGGACTCTATACAGGCTTACGTTTATGATTATGTGGGAGTTAATGAAGATGGGGATATAGGAAGAATATTCTTTTATGAATTATTAAAAGATTGGTTAGAGTTTGATGTAAACAATAGAACAAAACATGACGCTAGTATGGCTAGTGGATTTACTTTATTAGCGTCGCAGAAACATATAAAACCAAAAATTAAAATAAGTACAAAACTACCTTTTGTAAGGAAATATAGTAATAATGGAAAAATATCTAAAATAATAAGATAATGGCAAAAACATCATTTAGCGGTTACCCAGACCCTTTCGTTTCACGAGAAGAGAAATTAGAACAAAAATATGGGATTCAGTATTTTAAAAGAATGTATAACGAGTGGTCTAATGAAGAAGTGGGAAGTGGCTCGTATGTATCTCGTAATGAGAGATATAAGAGATATAGAGAGTATGCGGAAGGGATGCAATCTATTGAACAATATAAAGATTTATTAGGAGCTAATGGAGATAGTTCTTATCTTAATCTTAATTGGGAAGTAGTTCCTGTTATACCTAAATTTGTAGATGTTATTGTTGGGGGACTAACTAATCAAGAGTATCAAATTAAATGCACTGCAATTGACCAAATATCTAAAGATAAAAGAACTGAAGATAGATTAAAAAAATTAACAGAAATGGAATTAAAAGAATTTCATTCTGAAATGGCTGGACTTACAGGTTTACCTTTTGATAAAGGGAACGAAGAATTACCAGAAAGCAATGAAGAATTAGACTTATACATGAATCTGAATTACAAACAGATGACTGAAATTGCAATGGAAGAAGGTATTGAGTTAACCTTTTATTTAAATGATTGGGATGAAGTTAAAAAAAGAATAGCTAGAGACTTTGTTGTTTTAAATATAGGAGCTAGTAAAACTTCTGTTGAAGATGGTAAGTTAACAATTAGATATGTAGACCCTTCTAATTTAATAACATCTCATACTTCAAGACCAGACTTTAAAAATATACAACATGCTGGAGAGATTATATATTTGACTATACATGAATTAAAAAGATTAGCTGGAGATGAGTTCACTGAAGAAGAGTATATAGAGATTGCTAGAAATAATGGAGGTAAATATGGTAATCCTAAAAATTTAGGAAAGGGTTCTAATTATTATAATGAATATGAGTTACATGAGTATGATACTTATAAAATAGCTGTATTAGATGGTTTATATAAAACTGTAGATGATTTACATTATGAGAAAAAATCTAATAAATTTGGAGGTTATTCTATTAATAAAAAAAATAAAGATTATAAACAACCTAAAAATTCAAAACAAAAGAGAACTAAATTAAAAACTACTGTAGAAAATATTTATAAAGGGAAATGGATTATTGGTACAGATTATATTTTTGATTATGGATTAGCCACTAATATACTTAGACCAAAAAGTAATCTTTCTACAGCTATATTACCCTACTCTATTTATGCTCCTAATATATTGAATATGAATAATAAAGGTCTTGTAGAAAGAATGATTCCTTTTGCTGACCAAATACAATTATGTCATCTTAAAATACAGCATCTTATGTCTAAAGCAAAACCAAAAGGTTCTGCTATTGAATTAGGAGCTATAGAAAATGTAGGTAAGGGAGATGGAGGGACATTCACTCCTATTGAAGTTCAAGATATATATCAACAAACAGGTAATTTATATTATAGAAGTCAGCAAGATGATGGTAGTCCTTTACCATCTATGCCTATACAAGAGTTAGGAGGAGGAATTGGTGGTGCATTACAAGAGTTAATCGCTATCTATCAATATAACTTACAAATGCTTCGTGATGTAACAGGTATAAATGAAGCTAGAGATGCAACACAACCAGATAAAGAATCTTTAGTTGGAGTACAGAAAATGGCTTTACTTGCTTCTAATAACGCTACAAGATGGATTAACCAAGCTTTACTTTCTGTAACACAAGGTACAGCTAAAAGTATAGCTTTAAGAGTTCAAGACCTTGTAAAATATACAGGAACTTATAAAGGTTATATACAAGCTATAGGAGAATACAACATGAAAGCTATTGAAGTTAGTAAAGATGTTACTATGGCTGATTATGGTATTATGATTGAGCCGTTACCAGATGATGAGCAAAAAGCTATATTAGAACAAAATATTCAAATGTCTATACAACAAAATGCTTTAAGATTAGAAGATGCTATTATGATTAGAAATATTCATAATATTAAATTAGCAAATCAATTATTAGTTATAAGACGTAAAAAATACGCTCAAGAAGCTGCTAAAGCTGCTCAAGAGAATGCAAGAGCTAATGCTGAACAACAACAAGCTTCAATTGCTGCTAAAGCTCAAGCTGATGCTCAAGCAAAACAAATGGATGCTCAAGCTGATTTACAACAATTACAAGCTGAGTACCAAATGAAAGAAGAGTTCGCTAAAGCTGAACATGAAAGAAAGTTAGAAATAATAGAAGCTAGTGGAGAAATTAAGTCAGAACATATTGAATTAGCTCAAGATGATTCTGATTTAGTAAGAACTAAGGTGAAATAATTGTATAATAAAGATTTTTTTATTATATTTGTATATATTAATTTAAATTTAAGAAAATGTCAAACGAAAAATTTGAAAAGTTAGCTGCTAAAAATATGGGTTATGAATTAGCAGAAGAAACAAAAACAACAGAAGTAACCCAAGAAGAAAGTTCTTTGAAAGAAGATTCTACTCAAGAAACAAGTGAGGAGACGACAAGTTCTGAAAAAAGTTTTGAAGACTTATTAGCCGAAAAGACTAATGGTAAATTTAAAAACTATGAAGAAATTGAATCCTTACTTTCATCTAAAGAAACATCATCAAGTTTCGCTAACGAACAGATAGAGAAGCTAAACGATTATGTTGCTAAGGGTGGTGATGTGAATGAGTATTTAAGAACTCAAACTGCTGATTATGAAAAGATGGAGGAGTTAGATTTAGTTAAAAATCATCTTAAATTCCAAAATCAAGATTTAAAAAGTGATGAAGTTGATTTACTTTTTAATAGTTCATATAAGCTAGACGAGGACTTGTATACCAATGATGAGATAAAGTTGTCTAAGATTAAATTAAGAACTGATGCTAAGAAAGCTAAAAAAGAGCTTACATCATTTCAAGATGAATCTTCAGTACCAAAACAACATAGACAACAGGTTGCTAATAAAAAGCAAGCTGAAGAAAATACAAAGTTATGGGCTGAAAAAATAGATAAATCTTTATCAGACTTTAAAGAAGTGTCTTTTGATATAAACGATAAGGGAGAAAAATTTTCTTATGGATTATCAGAAGAAGCTGTTAATACTGTCAAATCATCAAACAAGAATCTATCTGAATTTTGGAACAGATATGTCAATGAAGATGGTAGTGAGAATATTACTAAACTAAATAGAGACATGGCTGCTTTAAATAATTTAGATTCAATAGTTAGAAGTGCGTTTGCTCAAGGATTATCAAAAGGAAAAGGTGATATAATAGATGATATTAAAAATCCTTCCTATACTCCTGATAGTAAAAGTTCTTCTGGCAAATCTCTTTCTATATCTGAGCAGATTGCTGCTGAGTTAAGAAAGAACATGTAAAATAACTAAATTATTAATGTATAAAAAATAAAATAAAATGCCTTATACTACTACACCTGGGATTCCTAGTGCTTTCCAGGTCGCTACAAGCGAAAATTACGTTTCTACGCTTAGTATTCACAAACCAGAAATTGCTGAAGACTTTGTTAATAGATACGGAGAACAATCCCTAATGGGATTCTTAGATGCAGTTGGAGCTATGGCTCCTGTTTCTCAAAGAAAATATGAACACTATGAAGATGATTATTTACACCAAAACTTCAAACAAACTGGGACACCTACTATTACCACTGCTGGGTCTCCAAATATTACTTTAGACGATTCTTATTCTTCTGATGGTACCTCTGCTGGTAACTTCTTTTTAAGAGTTGGAGATATTGTACAAAATAGTTACGGAGAGATTGCTCTTTGTACTGCTAGACCTGCTAACAATACAGCTACTTTAGTACCTTATAAAAATTCATCATGGACAGCTTTAACTGCTGCGGATGTATTAATTATAATTGGTAATGAGTGGGAAGAAGGTACTGGTCAACCAGATGGTATCACTCCAACGGCTAATCACTATGAGAACTATACTATGATTATGAAAGATTCATTCCAGGTAACTGGTTCTGAAGCTACTAATAAAATATGGTTTAAAGTGAATGACGCTGCAACTGGAAAATCTGGATACCTATGGTACTTAAAAGGTGAAGGTGATACCTACAAAAGATTTAATAACTATTGTGAAACTCAAATGTTATTAGGTCAAGTTGTTACTAACACGAATGCTGCTATACAGCCATTAAGTTATACTACACAGACTGGTGGTATTAATGGTACTGAAGGTTTAATTGACTTTATGAGAAGTGGTAATTCACAGACTTATAATCAATTAGCTGGGTTTAACTTATCTGATTTTGATTCTATGATTCGTACACTAGATGCTAACAGAGGAGCTAAAGAAAACACTATGTGGTGTGGAATTGACTTATCATTAGCTATTGACGATGCAGTTGCTGCAATGTTTGCTGGTGGAGGTATTTCTTATGGAGCATTTAATGGTTCTGAGGAAATAGGAGTTGCTTTCGGATTTAAATCATTCGCAAGAGGTGGATATACTTTCCATAAGAAAGCATATGAAGCTTTAAGTTATTCTCCAATGATGGGTGCTTCAGGATACAACTATGCTGGAATGGGACTTGTTATTCCTGGAGATAAAGGTAAAGATGCTAAATCTAGAGAGTCTATTCCTTCTTTAAGAGTTAGATATAAAGAAGCTGGAGGATACTCTAGAAAAATGGAGCACTGGTTAACAGGTTCTGCTGGATTAGCTAATCCTACTTCTGATGTAGATGAGTTAAGATGTCACTACAGAACAGAAAGAGGATTTGAAGGATTCGCGAACAACAGATTCATCTTACTTGAAAGAGCTTAATTAAGTTCTTGATTACATAAAGAAAGGGGAGGACTTGTCTCCTCCCTAATCTTTTTTTTATTAATTATATTAAATTTAAGAAAATGGCAAAAAAGAAAAAACAAATTACTATCTTTAGATTAGTAAACAAAAATGAAAAACCTTCCACTGAAGGTCGTCAATATCCAGTTAGTCACAGAATACCATCAATAGACGAAGTATTTGATGAAACAACTGGAAGAAACAGAAAAATCCAATATGTTTTAGGGGAACAATCAATTTATGCAGATGAACAATCATCTTTTAATCCCGTATTAGGAGATATTATATTTCATAATGGTTCTTTACCTGTTCAATATCAGCAAGTTACTTTAAGAGAGTTTTTAGAAAAAAGTAATTATAATATTTCTAATCCAGAAAGAATGAGTAATAAGAAATCTATTTTTGAAACTGTTAATTTAGAAAGTAATGCAGAGAAAGATTTAGAAAGCTTAGAGTCAGAATTTCATGTTATGGAAACCTTAATGTCTATGGATGCACAAAAAATGGTTGGATACGCTAGAGCTATGGAAGTAGATGTAGATAGAAGTATGTATGAAATTAAACATGATATGATGGTTATGGCTAAAAATAATCCAGAGTTATTTATGGAGAAAATTTCTAATCCTAAACTTGAAAGAAAACAAGTTATTATGGATGCTGAAGAAGGTAAAATATTAACAATAGATGTAGTTAATAGACAAGTTAAATGGGGGTTTGGTTCAAAACAAATGATAACTGTTATTCCTGTAGGACTTAATCCTTATGACCATTTTGTGGATTACACTTTTGAAACTGAAGGTAAAGAAGTTTTTAATAAAATTGTTAAATTATTAAAAGGTGAAACTATAGAGAAAAAAGTATCAAAACCAAAATTACCTTCAACACCTAGTCAACAAGATATAAGTGATGTGAATATTAAGAAAAGTAATACTGTTAGTAAGGTAAAATAATTCTTATTATATAAGATGAAAAAAAAGGGGTATGTTTTATACATATCCCTTTCTTTTTTGCAATAATTTCACTATATTTGTATTCATATCATTAAAAATAAAATAAAATGGCAGGAGCAGTAGGATATTTTTTAACCGCTTTTTCAAGAAGATATAAAACAACAGACCCATCATACTTTGTAGATGTTATGTTTACGCAAGGTACTATTACTATGGGGGGTATATCAAATTCCCCTCAGTTTATGAACTTATCATTAGGGAATAATCATACTGTTGAAGATATCACAGGAGATAACTCTACTAATCCTAATATGTTTGTTGGCAATACTAATGAACCAAATGGTGCTATTGATTTTGGTGCATATGCTTCTGGTATTAGGTATGATTATTCTGATTTACCATCTGCTGCTACAGATAGAACATATAGAATTACTTGGGGTCCTTGCGTATCTTGTCCTCCATCTACAACATTACCAAATGGTACTACAAAGATAGTAACATTAATGGTTCAAGGTAAAGCTCAATTCCAAAATTCCACTGAGGCTTTAATGGATGCGGATGAAATACCAGGAGAAGTGTCTCAACTTGTAAGTCATCTAGCAGTTAGAGAATTTATAGCTGGATTAGGTCCTGGTGGATATGGGGATGTATGGCGTATCAAAGAGATGAGCTTTATAGGTTTATGGATGACTGAAGGAGGAAGGCCTCTATCTGGAGGAGCGAATTTAGATTGCACTTTAGTTATGGGCCCCACTGACTTTGCTAGTACTAATAATGCTATCCCAGATTTAACATTCTATACTAGAGAAAATATTGACCAAAAGGGTACATTTCAAGATTTTAAATTTAGACCAGATGCTGATGCAGATTACTCAGCTGGTGTTACTCATACTGATAATGTTGGATGTGGTAATACTCCTAGAATAGCATTTGATTCTAAATGGATGAGGAAGGAATTAATAAATCAAGGAGCTTCTGGAATTAATGATGATAGTCAATATCTTTCTTATTGGAGAAGTCCTATTGGATTAGTACCAGACACGCATATATCAGTTATTATAGGCCCTGAATTTTTAGGTGCGAGAGGTACTGTTTCTGATTTAAGTTATACTAATAATGCTTCTTATGCTACTATTCTTGATGAATACAAAAAAACAGCTACTTATAATTTTACTACAAGTGGGGTTCCTTCTGGTAATGGGTTTGCTTTTACAACTTGGGCAGATAGTAATATTAATCCTTGTGAAAATTCTACTCTTTCTTATAGCTTAGTAACACATAATAATGAGAGTGTAGCTGGAGCGAATGATGGGGAATTAGAAATAGTAGGTACAGGAGGATTAGCTCCATATACTTATGAGTGGAGTGATGCAAGTGGTGGTGTTTGGGGTAATACAGCTTTAATAACAGGATTACCTCCTAATACTTACTTTTGTAAAATAGAAGATGCGTTTGGGTGTACAGTTAGTGTTTCTTTCACAATTCTTGGTGGTCCTGCTCCATGTCAAGGAACGGTTACTATAAGTCAACAACCAGGGGATGGATGTGCTATGGTTGATTTAACTCCTACAGTTTCAAATTTAGCTAATGGGGTAACAACATATACTTGGGAATGGTTAGACCCTAGTGGTAGTGTCGTTTCTTCTGGAAACAATACTCAAGGACAAACATGGGCGGCAAATTCTGCTACAGACCCAGGATTATATACTTTTCAGATAGATTTAGGAAATGGATGTATACAAAGTGGGACTATTGCTGTAGTCGCTGCTAATACTCCGACATTAAATGTAACATATACAAATGTTACTGTTAGTGGTGGTTCTGATGGTACAGCTACAGTCACAGTTACTGGGGGGGTATCTCCATATACTTATTTATGGTCTAATGGAGCAACTACAGCTGCTATCACTGGATTAACAGCTGGTACTTATACAATTGTAGTAACTGATGATAGAGGATGTACCGATACGAAGACTATTGTAATTACAGAGCCACAAATTTATATTCCTTCAACTGTTTCTCCATTAGATGTGTGTGTAGATTTATCAACAAATACATTTATTTTTACAGATAATCAAAATTATGTTGGTGCTGGTTTAATATTACCATATAAAATAGCTATTACGGTTAAACTTGTAAATAATGGAAATACTATCTATACTGGGAACTTATCTTCTCCAGATATTTATATAGATAATGATATATCTGCCGCTAGAACATATAATGCTACAACAAAGTATGGTACAAATGAGATTATACCTATATTATATTTAGGAACATTATATAATGATATTTATGAAATAACATTTGATTGGAATTTTCAAGGTACTATTACAGTAGATGCAACTCAAACAATTAATTTAAATTTATTAAATATAATTACATTTAACTCTTTATCTATCACTTCTTCAATGAGTTATAATTGTAATGATGATATAATAAATAGTTTAGATACAACCAGTTATTCTATTAACAGTATTCCTTATACATTTACAAGAACACATTCTTTATTACCTCCAAATGCATCTAGCCTTTCGTCTCCTGTGTTATCTTCTTCTGCAAGTGCATTGAATTATACAGGATTAGAAATTGGAGTGTGGTCTAATAGTATTGAATCAAGTATTATATGGGATTTCCCAGGCACTCCAAATTATCTGGAATATTGTATTATTCAAGACTTAACACATACAAATAGTATAGATGTAGATTGTTATGTTGACCCTTGTGTAATAGTACAGTGTATTGAAAAAGTTAGAGATAAATTAGCAACTGCTGAATGTGATTGTAATGAAAATGATATTAAAAAATATAGAGGAATATTAAAGAGAGTTGGTCATTTATTAGCTATGTTTGATATTGCATTAACATGTAGTGATATAATTCTTGACTATACATTACTATATGATATAATAGATTTAACTGACTGTGGTTGCGATTGTGAGTGTCCTGATGGTTGTGATGGAATGGAGATTAGTAGTGGATAATAAAATAAATAAATAAAAAAAAGAAAAAATGGCAATAACTACAATATGTGATGTATACTGTTGTATAGAAACAATAAATAATAAATACCTTGCAGCTGAATGTGCAAATCCAAAATTAGCTGAAGAATATTTAGCTATATTAGATAAGGTTACTGTACTTATTGGATTATATGGGATTGTTTCTAATTCTAGTAACGCTCCTTGTTATGATGAAACACAAGCAACGGCATATTTAACAGAAATAGCAACATTAACAAACTGCAGTGAAACCTGTGGTTGTTCATAAAAAATAAAATATGGCTATTAATATAGATGAAATGTACAGGTTTGTTCAATTTGTAGCAAACAAAGAACAATCAGGATTTATAAAACCTTCAGAGTTTAATCTTGCCGCAGATAGAGCTCAGATGCAATTATTTATGGAAAGATATAATAATCCAGCTGAATATCAACCAGGTAGACCAATACCTAGAGTTGCTTATCAACAAACTCAAAAAATATCTGATGATTTAAGGATGTTTATAAAAAGAGTTACTCTAACTATTAACTCTAATGGCATGATGAATTATCCTGATGATTATATACATTTTAGTAAAGCGACATATAGATATTTTTCAGAAATAGATATAGATGATAGTTCTGCAAATGCTGGATGTGTGGATTGTTCATCTCCTGTTTCTGGTCAATCATCAACAACTACAATAGAAAAAACTGTTGGAATTAAACCTGTAGATGATTCAGAATTAAATAAACTTTTATCAAGTAGTATTGTAGCTCCTACATTAGAGTTCCCTATACTTGCATTTTTTGAAGATGGTATCCAATATTATCCTAAAACTTTATCTTCTGCAGAATTAACATATTTACATAGACCTACAGTTCCGTTTTGGGATTCAACTTTAGTGGATGATAGACCAGTATATAGTCCTGGTGGCTCTACAGATTTAGAATGGTCTGAACAAGTTTTTAATGAAATTGCTGTTAGAATATTAGCATTTGTAGGAGTGAATCTTAGAGAGGTTGAGTTAACTCAATATAGTGAAGGTAAACGACAAACAGGAATATAATATATGGCGACAACAAAATTACAAATATCAGAACAAATACTTAGAATATTAAATTCAGGAGATATAACTAACGATAATGATATTGATATTAGAGAAATAATTCTTGCTGTTGAGCAAGAAAGAGATAGATTAGTAAGATTAAGATTATTTGAATCTTTACAAATGGGAGAGATGATTGTAGCTGGGGATGTAATATCTTCTTTTGATGATGTTTTAATAAAAAAAGACCATGATAAAGATATGTTATATTCAGAGTTACCAGGGAATCCTTTATCATTACCAAATGATTATGGAGTTTGGCAAGTAAGTTATCAAAAAAATCAAAAGAGTTCATTTATAAGGATGCCTAATGGCTCTATGGGATTATATAATGGATTAACATCTTCTGCTTTAGGAGGTAGAGATGGATTTTTTGTAGAAGGTAATAGAATTTATTATAATGATAGTGTGAGTGACTGTTGTGGACATACAGTATTAATTAAAATGGTATTAAATTCTGGCAGTATAGCTAATGATGTTATATTCCCAATTCCAGCTGATATTCAATCAGAAGTTATTAAAAATGTAGCTCAGTTATATTCTATGACAAAACAGATACCACATGACGAACAAAACGATAATATAGAATAATATGAATAGTAGTGTAAAGTTAGATGAAGTAGTTAAGTCCTTATTAATACAACAAGGAGAATATACAGAGCATAAATATATGCAATATTTAGAATTAGCTCTTAGAGGGTTAAAAGAATTATCTTTTGATGTATTAATGGAGGTTAAAGTGGCTACATTACCTGTTAATACAAATTTAACTGTAGATTTACCATGTGATTATGTAAACTATACTAGAATAGGTGTATGTAAACCTGATGGTAGAATATATACATTAGGAGTGGATGAGCAAATTTGTTTAAGTAGAGATATAGATTACTGTGGTGAAGAAGAAGCTAATACAGGAAGATTAGGAGGCACATGGATAGGGAATTATAGAAATGGAGAATCTGTTGGTGGAGTTTATGGATTAGGAGGGGGTCAAAACGCTAATGGTTATTATAGAATAGATAGAGAAAATAATCAAATTGCTTTATCTTCAGATGTTCAGCATACAGAAATTGTTTTAGAATATATTAGTGATGGTTCTAATGTAAATGGAGATAATGTAATCAATACATTATCTGAAGAAGCTTTAAGAGCTTATATATATTGGAAATCTATACAAAGAAAAAGAAATTCTACTGGGCAAGATAGAGAAATGGCTAGAAGAGATTGGTATAATGAAAAGAGACTTGCTAGAGCGAGAGTGATAAACTTCACTCCTGACCAAGCTAGAAGAATTACAAGAAAAGGATTTAAGCAATCTCCTAGATTTTAACATATGTTAGAGAAGAAAATAGTCGCTGGAGGTGGGATGGACATGGATACAGATGAAAGATTTGTAGCTAAATCAGATTACCGTAAAGCTATTAATTGTCGTATTAATGCGTCTGATGAAGATAGCGTTGGGACTGTTGAAAATATACGCTCTAATAAACTTATAATAAATCCTGATTTTACAAATGGTATAGTTATAGGTAGTTATGAAGATTTAAACGCTCATGTTATATATTATTTTGTATCTGGTACTGCTTCAGGAACAGATTCTATATTTAAATATAATCCTCAAAATGAAGTAATAGAAACAGTATTACAAAGTAATATATTAAATTTTAGTAAAAACAAATTAATTACTGGAGTTAATGTATTGGGAGATGATAAAGATAAATTTCCACAAGGATTGCTTTATTGGACTGATGATAGAAATCCTCCTAGAAAAATAAATATAGCTAAAGCATTAACAGGAGGGTATCCAACTATAGACGCTCAAACACTAGATGCTATTAAGTATCCTCCTGCAAAATATCCAGAAGCTATAGGAGTTAATAATGGGTATACTAATGATGTATTAATAAACTCTAATCAATTAAAAGGTAAATCATATCAGTTTAAGTATAGATGGGTATATGATGATGGAGAAAAAAGTACATGGTCTCCTATTAGTCCTGTTTATATAGACAATACATTTGCTGCTTTTTATAATGTTTCAGGATTAACTCAAAATTTAAATAATGTTCTTCCAATTAAGTTTAATTCAGGACATCATACCGTAGATAGAATACAGATATCTTCTAGAAATACAAATGGATTAGATGATTTTGTATTAATAGCTGATATTAAGAAAAATGACGTAACAGAACAACTTGCTTTAAGTACAACAGCAACTGTTACTACAATTTCTCCTGCTCCTTATCCAGGCTCATTATTAGATGATACAGATTATGAGTTTTATTTTTATAATGATGGTATATATGCTACTATTGATATTATAGAATCAAATATGTTATATAGTGATATACCTCATCAAGCAAAAGCTCAAGAAATTGTAGAAGGAAATAGATTAGTCTATGGTAATGTTGTTTCTGGTCAAACTGGTATTACTGGTAAAAACATAACTTTAACAGCAATACAACCTACTACATCAGCTATAAATAATACAGCAGCTCAAGTTCAAAATCCAAATGTACAATATCAAGCTCGTCTTTGTATAGGGTGTGACCTACCTGCAGTAGGTAGTGGTACAAGAAGGGTCACTCAATCAACGTATATGATTAGGTGGCAAATAACACAACCAGCGGTAGGATGTTTTAGCGCATATAGTTTAAATTTAAATAATTTACTTTTCTCTAAGATAATAGCAAAAAACGACCAAGGTGGTCCTTTCGGAGCTGGAGAAGAAGACCACGAGTCTAATTTAGGTATTATCAATCTTGCTTATAATTCTGGATTATACGCTAGCACGATTAATGTTAATAATATAGCGGCTGCTATAGCTGTGGAATTAAATAGTTACGCTCAAACTGGTTTTAATACCGTTGATGGGGGTGAGACTATAGTAACGAATGGAGGTGGGGGTAATTATTCAGTTAGAAGTATAGGAGCTAATGATGTTGATAGTTCAGAAGGCCCAAAGGGACATGCTCATACAGGAATTAACGGAATTGTATTTTCATCTAATGGTAGTTGGGTTCAGATGAATGTTACAATGCAGGTAGGAACTGATTACCCTCTTGATACTACTAGTACTTGTCATATTGATTCTACACCTCCAGATACAGCAAATGAGCCTTTTAGTATGTATACAGGTTGGGTTAATGCACTAACTGGAGACTGTACAGTTTCTGGAGACGCTAATCAACATGCTTTATGTTTAGCGAAAGCTAAAATTGGTTTTAAGGTTGGAATGGGGTATGACTGGGCTGGTACTCAAGGAGCTGCTGGTAGGTTTGAAACAGGTTCAAATAGTACAATAGAATTAGAGGTGAATGCTGCCACTCATAATAGAAGTTGTGACCATGATATTTCTAATGGAGACCAAGCTTTTATGGTTACATATGCAGCATGGGTTGCAGCGATAGGAGCAGCTAATGGAAAATTACAAGAAGCAGGTCAGAGTTTTACATCTACAATATGTCCAATTGCAGGACAACAACCTATAGTACCTTCTTTTAAAACAGGAGCAAAACATAGATTTGGGTTAGTTTATTATGACGAAGGTAATAGAAGTTCATCTGTTCAACTAGCAAGTGTTTCTGATGTTTATATTCCTAAAAATCCAGACGCAGCTACAGCTACGAATCCAGTAGGTAATTTTGGGGAATGGAATATTGATTGGACTATTAATCACCCTCCTCCAACATGGGCAACTCACTATCAATGGGTTTATGGAGGTAATACATTAACAGATGATTTTATTCAGTTTGTTACAGATGGTGTTTATGATGGAGTTAACGCTCTTAAGGATGATATGAGTGGTAATAATTTTTCAGCAGGTAACTTTGGAGATAATATATTAGTAGATATTAGTAATATAAAACAGTTTGCAGATGCTAACGGAGGAGGTACAGTAACATATGATTTTCAAGAGGGAGATATTTTAAGGTTCGTATTAGACCAAAATGATGTTGAACCTACAGCTGCTAATAATCCAACTATTACACTTAATGGAGTTGTAACGAATATAGCAAATGGTACTCCTTGGGAATTTAAAATTATAGGGGTAGTAGGTCAAAAAGATATACCTGATATTTTATTTCAAAGTGTTAATCCTAGTACAACAATTACTACAGGAACTCCATCAGCTGGTATTAGTGGAAATGGAATTTTTGCCAGTCCAATAGTAGGAGCTCAACACTATCTTGTATTAGCTAGAGAAACGGTATTAACGCCATTTTTAGATTCATCACCTAACGCTGCCCCAACATTTGCTGGGTGGACTTTAGAGATATATTCTCCTAAAAAGACGACAGAAGAAGATAATGTTATATATAGTGAATTTGGAGAATGGGGAACTATACAATCAGGTAATCATAGAGCTATAGATGACCCTACCATAGTAGCTAATACATGGGCTCAACATCAAATAATTGGGACTCAATCAGCTACAGGTAGATTTAGAAGTGGAGATGTTTATTTAAGAAATAGAGTTACTAGAAGTGTTAAAATGATTACTCCAATGGAATCTTTTCATTTTTCTGATAATTTTAAATCTGATTATTGGGATAAAGGTAGACCTAATGCTGTATTAGAAGACTTTAAAAGAACTAGAAAATTTGCAACATGTTTGTATTCAGAACCTTATATACCTAATACAAATATTAATGGATTAAACATGATTGTGCCAGATGTTTCTTTCCAAGAATTTGAAAGGTCGTATAATTCTATACAAAAAATACATTCTAGAGATAATAATTTAATTATTTTCCAAGAAGATAAAATATCTAAATCTTTAGTAAATAAAAATATTATGTATAATATGGATGGTAGTGGTAATATAGCTGCTACAGATTCAGTGTTATCCGTAGCTGTACCTTATTTAGGTAATTATGGTATATGTCAAAATCCAGAATCATTTGCTTCTCATGGATTAAGAATGTATTTTACAGATATTAAAAGAGGTTGTGTTTTAAGATTATCTCAAGATGGATTAACTGAAATATCTATGTATAAGATGAAAGATTACTTTAGTGATTTAAGTGTCACTATTCTTAAAGAAGCTAATTTTAATAATTATAAAATAAAAGGAGTTTTTGATAGAAAATATGGAGAATATATTATTTCGTATGATAAGATATTAGGAGAGATGATGGACCCTAATAATCCTACTATACAAGAAATTATTTTACATTCTTCTACACTAGGATTTACAGAGCCAACTAATAGATGGAATAGTTTTTATAGTTATTATCCAGAAATGATGTGTTCTTCAGGGGTTGGTATTGTATCTTATGTAGGAGGAAATTTATATCATCATGATATAGGAGTGGATGCTTTACAAGAAAGAGAGTATAATAAATTTTATGGGAATAATGTCTCAAGTGACTTATGGTTAGTTAGTAATGTAGCTCCTTCAAATAATAAAATATATAAAGCTATATCTACAGAATCCGATAATATTTGGAGCGTTACAATTGATAATAAACAAGGTCAATCAACTAATATTTTTACTACAGATTTTGATACTAGAGAAAATATTCATTATTCTAAAATATATAATGATATAAATAGTCCAGGAGGCATGATAGAGGGAGATAAGATAAGAAGTACGTCTGCTTTAATTAAATTATCTATTACATCAAATAGTCTTGAAAGACTGTTTGGAGTGAATATTAATTTCTCTCCAAGCGAAAGAAGTAATAAATAACTTGTAAAAGTTGTTAAAAATAAGTATATTTGTAGAAATTAAATTTAAGTAATGGATTCATTAGTAATAACAGATGAATTAAAGAAAGAAATAAGACAATCTATATATGATATAGAGAATAACTTAAAAAGTATAGACTCTGTTGATTTTAATACTTATATAGGTGATAATGAAGCTTGTCCGTTAAAACATTCTTTTTCTGATGGCATATATGTTAGAGAAATATT